GATGGCGAAAGAGTTAAATTAGAAAATATAGATTACTTAATTGAACAAAGATTATTTAGAAGAACTGTAGCAAAACAAATAAATAAAAAACCAAAGAGAGTTACGGTCAAAGAATTTGAATCTTATGTAGATCAATTATTACAGGGTGTAGAAATAATAAAAGCACCAAAAGGATCTTCAATTATAGATCAGTTACAAGAACATTTAGAAGAGTTTTGTACAAACAGAACTGCAGCAGAAACAACTAAGAAAGATATTCTTAATGGAAATGTTTACACAGAAGAAGGTAAACATAAATTTATATTTCATAAATTTTATCATGGACATTTACAGAGAAAGAAATGGCCTGAGAAACCACAGGTCACACAACAGATGTTAAAAGAATATTGTAATTGTAGTGATGATAGAATTGTAATTGGTAAGAAACGACCAAGTATCATGGTAGTAGATGCATTTGAAAAAGTAGAGAATACACATACACCTAAAAAACTAAAAGAGGATTCACCATATTAATATGAGAACAATTGTATTAGGCCCACCAGGAACAGGTAAGACACATACACTTTTAGAAAAGGTAGATGATTATTTAAAAACAACAAACCCTGATCGTATTGGTTACTTTGCTTTTACAAAGAAGGCAGCGAATGAAGCTAGAGAAAGAGCTATGAAAAAATTTAATCTAGAAGAAGATGATCTACCTTATTTTAGAACTTTACATTCATTAGCCTTTAGAGAATTAGGTATAAAGAAAAATCAAGTAATGCAGAGAAGACACTATGAAGATTTAGGTAGAAAAGAAAATTTATTTTTAGATTACAATGATTATGATGAAGAGGAAACAGGATTGTTTACTACTAAAAGTGATTATCTAAGAATAATTCATTTAGCAAAACTTAGAAACATATCTATTGATAGACAATATAATTTAAAAGAACACAACCAAGACGTTGAATATAAAACACTCATTCATTTATCAGAGGAATTAAAAAGATATAAGAAAGAATATAATCTTATTGATTACAATGACATGATTTTAGATTTTATAAAATCAGATAAGTCACCAAGATTTGATGCAGTTTTTATAGATGAAGCTCAAGATTTATCTTTGATGCAATGGGACATGGTTAAAAATATTTGGGATAGAACTGTTGATTCTTTTATTGCAGGAGATGATGACCAAGCAGTATTTAGATGGGCTGGAGCAGATGTTGATAGTTTCATTGCTCAAGAAGGACAGGTTATACAATTAAAAGACTCCGTTAGAGTTCCACAAAAAGTTCATGGACTTGCTGATTCAATCATAAAAAGAGTTGGTAATAGAATAGATAAAAGTTGGAATCCAAAAAAACATGAAGGAAGATTATCTGCTTACGATACTTTTGAAGATGTAGATATGTCTTCTGGTAAATGGTTAGTATTGACTAGAACAAGATCTATGTTGGATCCATTAGAAGAGACTATGAGAGATAAAGGTTTGTATTATGAAAATAGATTTAAGAAACAATATGAAAAAAATATTCAAGAGGCAGCTATAAACTGGGAACACTTAACACAAGGACAGATGTTAGATGCAAAACAAATAGAAAATATTTCAAAGTATATGAGCAGTGAAAAATGGAACAAGGATAGATTGAAATCAATTGTAAAAAATAGTGTTTACAGTTTAGAACAATTACAAAAAGACTATGGTCTTAAAACAAATGAAGTTTGGTTTGAAGCTTTTGATCAAGCGGGAGATAAAAGAATTAATTATATAAGACGTATGAAACGTAATGGAGAGATGTTGAATCAAGAACCACGGATAAAACTATCAACTATCCATAGTGCAAAAGGTGGTGAAGAGGACAATGTTGTACTGCTCACGGATCTAACAACGAATACTAAAAAATCATATGACAAAAATCAAGATGATGAAACAAGATTATTTTATGTAGGTGCTACAAGAACAAGGGAACATCTACATATTATAAGACCAAAAAATGATAATAAATGTTACCCAATGGAGGAGGCTATATGACAAGTAAAGGTATGTTTGATGAAGCATTTCCACAAGATAGGCAGATAGGTGGGAATCACTATAAAGATTTTCACATACAACCCTATGAATTTATTTCTAAAAACAATCTTTCTTTTTTTCAAGGAAACGTAATTAAGTATGTTTGTAGGTATTTAAATAAAAACGGCATACAAGATTTAGAGAAAGTAATTCATTACTGTGAACTAGAAATTAAAAAAATAAAGGATATGGATGTCAAAGGAAAACGAAATAGGTAAAAACTGGGATCTACACTACAGAAAAATTTATGAACCAAAAATAAAAAGATTAACGGAACGATTTAATCAAGTCTATGATGAAAATCAAAGGATGAAGGAACGATTACAAAAATATGAGAGTCGTAGAATGATAGGATATTACAATAAAAAGGATAAAGATGAGTAAAGAAAAAGGTAGAAAATGGGATGGTCGATCAAGACCACCTACAGATCTCTATAAGAAAAACTTTGAAGAGATCTTTGGTAAAAAAGAAGAGGAAGAAAAAGAAAATAAAGAAGAGGAAAAAGAATGAAATGTTTTTACTGTAATGCAGAAGTTATTTGGCAGAGTGATTATGATGCTGAAGACATAAATGAGGAATCAGAATATACAATTGTATCTATGTATGACTGTAAAGAATGTAACAGTTGGTATGAAGTGTACTCACATAAAAAGGAGGAGAAATGGGCTGGCAAGAGTTCAAAGCAAGAGCAAGAAAAATAGAAGAAAACTTTGCAAAGAATTTAAAAGATCCTGTGTGGGCTACAGACAAACAGGATATGTATGAGCATTGGGATGTACAAGGAACTTTAGATGGTCAGCTTTTAAAGTTTGATGTAAAAGGAATGAAGAAAGTAAATCGTTGGGATAATAAAACTCAAGATGATATTGCTTGGATAGAAGGAACTAATGTTAGAGGTTATCCTGGTTGGATAAAAGGTAAGGCAGATTATATTGTGTTTGAAAGACCAGAGTATTGGTTAATTGTAGATAGAGAAGAATTATTTAAATTTACATGGAGTAAATTAGAAGAGAACAATTTTAGAAAGGGAAAAAATATTTATGAAGTTTATCAAAGAGACGGTCGACTTGATAAAATTACTATGGTTCCTTTTAAAGATATTGAACAACTAACTAACGTAAAAAGGATAAATAAAAATGACTAAATTAATATTTAAAGCACAAACAGAATGGCTACCACCAGAAGAATTTCCTGATCTCAGCCAACACAATGAAATAGCGATTGACTTAGAAACCAAAGATCCTGAATTAACAAAGATGGGATCTGGGGCCATCATAGGTAATGGACAGGTTGTTGGTATTGCAGTTGCTGTAGAGGGATGGTGTGGATACTATCCAATTGCTCATGAAGGTGGTGGTAATATGGATAAGAACATGGTTCTTAAATGGTTACAAGATGTTTTGAATACATCTTCGGATAAAATATTTCACAATGCAATGTATGACGTTTGTTGGTTAAAAGCCATGGGTCTTAAAATAAATGGTAGAATTATTGATACTATGATTGCAGCAGCTTTATGTGATGAGAATCAGTTTCGTTTTGATTTAAATACTTGTGCTAAAAGATATACAGGTGAATCTAAAGATGAGACCGCACTATATGCAGCAGCAAAAGAATGGGGTATCGATCCAAAAGGAGAGATGTATAAACTACCTGCAATGTATGTTGGTCAGTATGCAGAAAAAGATGCATCCATTACATTACAACTTTGGCAGTTTTTAAAACGAGAAATAGTTAACCAAGATATAAATTCTATTTTCGATTTAGAAACTGAACTATTTCCTTGCCTTGTTGATATGAGATTCTTAGGTGTGAGAGTAGATATTGAATCAGCACATAACTTGAAACAAGAATTAGTAAAAGAAGAAAAAAACAACCTATACAAAGTACAAAAAGAAACAGGAATAGATGTTCAAATATGGGCAGCAAGATCGATTGCACAAGTTTTTGAAAAATTAAAACTACCATTTGATCGAACTGAAAAAACTCAGGCTCCATCGTTTACTAAAAACTTTTTGCAAAATCATCCTAATCCTATTGTTCAATGTATTGCTAAGGCTAGAGAAATTAATAAAGCACATACAACTTTTATTGATACCATATTAAAGTATTCACATAAAGGTAGAATTCATGCAGAAATAAACCAATTACGTGGAGATAATGGTGGAACAGTTACTGGAAGATTCAGTTATTCTAATCCAAATCTACAACAAATACCTGCACGAAACAAAGATCTTGGCCCAAAAATAAGATCACTATTTATTCCAGAAGATGGATGTAAGTGGGGTGTATTTGATTACTCACAACAAGAACCAAGATTAGTAGTTCACTATGCTGCATTACAAAATTTATATGGTGTTGATGATGTATTAGATTCTTATAGAAATGATCCTAATACAGACTTCCATACTATTGTTGCAGAGATGGCAAACATACCAAGGTCTCAAGCTAAAACAATTAACTTAGGATTATTCTATGGTATGGGTAAAACTAAACTACAAGCAGAACTTGGTGTTGATAAAGAAACATCTGATGCGCTATTTAAACAATACCATGATCGAGTTCCCTTTGTAAAACAATTGATGGATAATGTAATGCAAAGATCACAACAACGTGGTCAAATTAGAACATTACTTGGACGATTATGTAGGTTTCATTTATGGGAACCAAATATGTTTGGTATGCACAAAGCATTACCTCATGATCAAGCGATCTTGGAACATGGCCCAGGGATAAGAAGAGCCTTTACCTACAAAGCTTTGAATAAATTAATTCAAGGATCAGCTGCAGATATGACAAAAAAAGCCATGTTAGAACTATATAAAGAAGGTATAATACCTCATATACAAGTACATGATGAATTAGATTTATCTATTGAATCTCAGGCACATGCTGATAAAATAAAAGAAATTATGGAACATGCAGTAGAGTTGGAAGTTCCTAACAAAGTTGATTATGAGTCTGGCCCTAATTGGGGAGAAATAAAATGAGGAACTATTATGGCATACTTAAATGCAAACATACCCCCGATCTATTGCAAGGTAAGGAAGGAGTATCTTTATGATCTTAAAGAACATCAAGGAGAGTCTAGTGACTGCGTTATCTTTGGTCTTGTCTCTATATCAGGTCGTGCGCTCTTATTTAATATCATGCTACCCAATGGTGCGTGCTATTGGCGTTTGCCTATCTCAGCGTTTTTCCAAAAATCGTATGACCGAGCCGATGTGCCGAATATGCAGGCGCACGAACTACAACTGTGGAACTGTTTTAGTTATTGGCCTAGTGTGCATTGCTTTGATTGGTTGGCTGGTATAGACGGTAAATACCTAGGAAAAGATAAAAAATTTTATCATGGAGAGTATCTTTTTACTGTTGACTGGGCGCATCCAGAGACTAATATACTCAATACAGAACATTCTGAAATCCCTCAAGAGCATAAGTGTGCGCATATACTGGCTCTTGCTAACGGCAATTTTGCTGCTCAGCCTAACAATCGCATCTTGTGGCATGTTAATTCATACACTACTGATAACAGTTGGCCTGACTATAAAGTACAAAACACTGTCTGGGATGTCGAAACTTCGGATTGGGTTACAGAAGATACGGACAAAATGTTCTATGAAATAGAGCCAAAGGAGGACAAATGAGAGATACAAAAACAATTGAATCTTTCTTGAAAAGTAAAGAACAAAAAGAAAAACAAATGAATTTGTTCAAAAATTTAAAAAAAGAAGTGGAAACTGGTGCTAACGGTACACAAAAATATGTGATAAAAGAAGGTGTAAATAAGGGAAAGGTTGCAAGTAAATGAAACAAGTATGTAAACAATGTGAAAAAGAGTTCACTGCAAAAGACGCACTAGACTTTTTCTGTAGTCAAGAATGTAAAGAAGATGCGTTAGCAGAATTAGATTCTGATTCTGATGAGTGTCTTTCATGTCAATAAAAATCAACGAGAACACAAGTATCGGTCTCCCATTAAGAAACTTAATAGGTTTGATCGCAGCCATAATTGTTGGCGCGTGGTTTGCCTTCGGAGTGATTGAAAGACTCAATAGATTAGAAACTAAAAATCAATTGTTTGAAAAAGATT